CGAGGCCGTCGATCCCGTCGCCTACCCCAACACGATGCTCGAAATGCACCGGCGGGCACAGCAAACCGAGGGAGAGAACACGCATGTTTCGCAACCTGCTGATGAGTAGCGCCGCCTATGCACCCGACGATGGAACTGGAGCTGATACGGGCGCTGACACGACCGTCGACGCCAATCAGCCGGACAAGGCCGCCGACGGCAAAACCCTCCTGTCCGGCCAGGATGACGGCAAGACCGATGAGCAGAAGGCCGAAGAAGCGCGGGTAGCCGCGCGCAAGGCCGAACTGGACGCCATGTCGCCCGAAGATCGGGGCAAGGCCGAAGCCGAAGACAAGGCCAAGGAAGAAGCGGCGGCGGCCGAAGCCAAGCTGAAGGAAGTCCCGGAAGACGGGAAATATGAATTCACGCTTCCCGAAGGCATGGCGATCGACGAGAAGCTGGCGGCCGAGGCCTCACCGATCTTGAAGGATGCCGGCGTGTCGCGCGAAGGTGCCAACAAGATCGCCGAGCTGTTCATCAATCACAAGAAGGCCGAGGCCGAACAGTGGGCCAAGACGCAGGCCAAGTGGGTCGATGACGCCAAGGCCGACAAGGAATACGGCGGCGACAAGTTCGACGCCTCTCTCGGCAGCGCCAAGAAGGCGCTCGACAAGTTTGGGTCGCCCGAGCTTCGGGACGCCCTTGAATATTCCGGCATGGGCAACCACCCGGAATTGATCCGCCTGTTGGCTCGTGTCGGCAACGCTTTCAGTGATGACAAGCCAGTTGGATCGGAAACCCCTGCCGCAAAAGGCAAATCCGCTGAGGAAGAGCTTTACGGCGCCACCACTCCCCTGACACGAGGTAAATAGAAATGGCTGTTGTAGGCAATGCCTATCCTACCTTGGTCGACGCGGCCAAGGAGAAGAACTGGGACGGTTCGATCGCGCGTGTGATCGAGGTCCTGACGCAATTCAACCCGCTCGTGGCCGACGCGCCGGCTATCGAGGCTAACTCCGGTGAGCAGCACTGGACCACGGTCCGCACCGGCCTGCCGACGCCGACCTGGCGCAAGCTCTACCAGGGTGTCTTCCCCACCAAGGGCACGACCCGGCAGGTGAAGGAAAACACCGCGATGGCCGAGGACTGGTCCGAGGTCGACGCCAAGCTGGTCGAGAAGCAGAAGGAACCTGCCAAGTACCGTCTCAACCAGGCCAAGCCCCACATCCAGGGAATGTCCAACGAGATCGAGCGGAAGATCTGGTACGGCAACACCGCTGCCGAGCCGGAAACCTTCCTCGGCCTTTCCCCGCGCTTCTCCTCGAAGACGGCGGAGAACGGCGGTCAGATCATCGACGCCGGCGGCACGGGTTCGGACAACGCCTCGATCTGGTTCGTCACCTGGGGCGAGGATGCCACCCACCTGATCTACCCGGAGGGGTCTCAGGGCGGCCTGAAACGCGAGGACAAGGGCAAGACCACCAAGGAGGTCTCCGACGGTTCGCTCTATGACGTGTACCGCGAGAAGTTTTCGTGGGACATCGGCCTGACCTGTCAGGACTGGCGCGGCGTGTCGCGCGTGGCGAACATCGACATTTCCGATCTGGCCGGCGGTTCCGCCGCCGACCTGTCGAGCTTCATGGTCGATGCCTATTACGCGCTGCAGAACCCGAACCAGCCCGACGGCAAGACCATCATCTACGCGAACAAGACGATCCTGACCTACCTCCACAAGCAGGCGACGACGAAGGACAACGTCCGGCTCACCCTCGAAAACTACATGGGTAAGCCGGTCGTCAACTTCCTCGGCCACCCGATCCATCGGGCAGACGCCCTGCTTTCGACCGAAGCCCGCGTGGTCTGAGAAAGGAACACGACAATGATCCTCGACAAGCAGTCCCTCTTCTCGGACAAGCAGGCCATTACGGTCACTGCCGCGTCCACCAACCAGATCGATCTCGGCGCCACCGGCACGCCTGTCTCGGGCGTGTCGGCGCTGAAATCCGATCTTGGCATCAGCGACGTTCCTCTGCTCATCCAGGTGACGGAAACGTTCGCCACGCTGACCTCGCTGAAGGTCGGTGTCCAGGTCGACAACGACGTGTCGTTCGGCTCGCCGAAGACGGTTGTGGAAAGTCCTGCCGTGGCGGCGGCCGACCTTAAGGCCGGCTACAAAGTCCCGATCGTTTGGGTGCCTCGCGGCACGGACGAGCGGTATCTGCGGCTGTACTACACGGTCGCCGGTTCCGATGCCACGGCCGGAAAGATCACCGCAGGAATCACCACAGGAGTTGACGCCCATGTCTAGCATTCGCGTTCAGGCCATCCGCGATGGCTACTACGACGACGTGTTCCGCAAGGTCGGTGACGACTTCGTGCTGAGCGAGCGGAGCGATGAAGACGGCAACACGGTCTCAGCCGTGGACCAGTTCTCGCCGATTTGGATGGTCGCCGTCGACAACAACGGCAAGGCTCTTGCCAGACAGCCGGTCGTGAAGGGCCAGCGCAGGACGGCAAAGGAGGCTGTCAAGCTGGCCGATGCCGCTCAGGGCATGAAGGATGGTGAGCAGGCACGTATCGAAAGCGTGATGGCCGCTTCCACCGGCCTGACGCAGAATGTCGTCGACGTGTCCAAGGCCGCCGACCCTGATCAGCCAGGCGTCAGCACCAAGAAATAGGACAAGAAGGGGCGGCTCCGGTCGCCCCTTTCTCCATCTGAGCGAGGATCGACATGGCCACGATAAACAGCACCATGCCGTCGGAAAGTTTCTTTCCGGTGACCCCGAACGATTCGACCGAGCTTGAGTTCACGCGGGCTGTGATGGTCGCCACCGCCGGCAATCTGGCCGTGCGCCGGATCGACAACACGGAAGTTGTCCTTGCTGTTCCGGCCGGTGTCATTCCGATCCGCGTCCGCCGTGTCCTGTCGACGGGGACCACGGCTCAAGGCATTTCGGTCCTGATCTGATGTTGGTCGGTATCGGTATGGGCGTGTCCCATTTTCACATTGGTGGGCACGCCGCCTATGACCCTGACGCAGCGGCACTGTTCGGTCGCTTCACGTCTCAGCCCGACGATACGCGCAAGGCTCTCATCAACAACGTCATCGTTTCCCTGAAGTCCAACGGTCTATGGCCGAAGCTGGACGTGCTCTATGTCATGGCCGCCCATGATGCCCAAGCCGCGCGGCAGAACTGGATTCGAGATGCATTCAACCTGACGGCAGTATCCAGCCCGAGTTTCACGGTTGATCGCGAATACGCCACGAACGGGACGACCAGCTATCTCAACACCGGTTACACGCCAGCGACGGACGGAGTGAATTTCACGCAGAACTCTGCTTCTCTTGGCATCTGGTCCAGGGAAGACAGCGTCAATACCGGCAATGATATCGGCGGACGAGAAGGTGCCACCTCTCGCCAGACCGCCATCATCCTGCGGCCCACGACAACCACTCTGCATGCCCGCATCAATCTCGGCAATGCCAACGGGTCGATCGCCAGCAACTCGTCTCTCGGATTTTTCGTTGCAAGCCGGGACGATGCAAGCACTATCCGCACCTATCGCAATGGCTCCCTTCTCGGCACGGGTTCGTATGCGTCAGCCGCGCCATCGCCTCAACCGCTATTCATCGGGGCTTCGAACACCAACGGGACCGCCACGGCATTCCAGGCACGGGAATATGCGGCGTCTATGGCCGGCGCGAGTCTCGATGCCGCACAGAACGCCAACCTCTACGCCGCGTTGAACACGTACATGCAAGCCGTAGGGGCTTCATCATGACTTCGATCGTCGGCATCTGCAATCTGGCGCTTTCGAACATTCGAAAATCTTCGATCAGCGATCTGAACGAAGCCTCGGAGGAGGCCAGGCAGTGCAAGATTCACTACGAGATTTCCCGCGATACGCTTCTGCAACTTTATCCATGGGAGTTTGCCGGCACTGTCCAGTCCCTGGCGCCTGTCGACAACGATTGGACGTCGCGTTGGGCATATGCCTACAAGCGGCCGAACACCTGCCTGAAGATTCGCAGGGTCGTTCCTGAGGTCGACTATCCAAACGACATCGACCCGCCCACCCACGGTCTGCGGGGAAGCTCGGTCTATACGAGCTACGATCCGGCTTTCATCGAGTTCACGCGACGCGAGGAAAATCCGACGCTTTTCCCGCCTTTGTTTGTCGATGCCCTGGCCTGGGCGCTGGCGTCGCGGCTGGCCGTTCCTTTGACGGCAGACCGATCGCTGCGCGCTGACGCGGTCCAGATGGCGAGCGCGGCGCGGGCCGCCGCTGAAGCGGCAGATGCAAACGACCAGCCGGATCGCCCTGACTACGAAGCAAGCTGGATCGCTGCACGCTGATGTCCACGCTGCGCACGATGCAGCCCTCGTTCACGGCGGGGGAACTTAGTCCCGACCTTTGGGCCAGGGTCGATGTCTCGAAATATGTGTCAGGTCTCAAGGTTGCGAAGAACGTCTTCGTGCATGCCCACGGCGGCGTATCTAATCGCGCCGGGACGCAGTTCATCGCGGAAACGCGAGGATCGCAGAAGGCCACGCAGATCCCGTTCATCTTCGACGCGGACACCAGCCAGACCTACAACCTGGTCTTCACCGACCTGAAGATGCGCGTCCTGCGCGCCGGCTCCCCTGTTCTGGAGGCCGCGAAGGCCATCACGGGCATCAGCCAGGCAAATCCTGGCGTCGTCACATCGAATGCGCATGGCTACGCCAACGGCGATGAGGTCGTGCTGCTGTCGATCGGCGGCATGACGGCGCTGTCGAGCCGCAATTTCGTCGTTCGCAACGTGGCCGCGAACACCTTCACGCTGGAGGATATGTTCGGAGCGACCATCGATACCTCGATGCTTCCTGCCTACTCGGGCGGGGGGACGGCGCGTCGCGTCTACGAGATGGCGACACCGTATGTGGCGGCCGATCTGCCTTTCATGTCCTTCGCGCAAGAAAAGGACGTGATGTTCATCGTCTCCAACGCACAGTATGCGCCGCGTAAGCTAAGCAGGCTGGCGGACGACAACTGGACGCTGACCACGCCGAATTTCGCGCCATCAATGGCTGCTCCGACAGGCTTGGCGGTCACTGCCGTTTACAAGCTGCGCACGGGGGACACCGGGAACTTCACCTTCAAGGTCACGTCCGTCTCGTCGTTCGGGGCTGAAAGCGCGGCGTCTTCGAACTCCAACGCCGCGAATTTCCAGTACCAGAATGAAGACGGGCAATTCCTGAAAGTCAGCTGGAACGCGGTCGCTGGCGCGGCAAGGTATCGGGTGTACCGCTCTGACGATGAGACCGGCCGCGTTGCGGAGACGACCGGCACAAGCATAGAGTTCCCCACGGGCGCGATCGTCGGCGACGCAAGCACCATCCCGTCGAGCTCCGCGCCAGGAGCGCCTTCGACGCCGACCGGCGTGGTGGCATCGGTCGAGTTCGGTAAGGATACGCTTTATGTCGTGTCGGCGGTGAATGAAGATACCGGGGAGGAAAGCCTTCCATCCCCGCCTGTCACGGTCAAAAACGACATGTCCTACAAGGGCAACCGCAATGATCTGACGTGGAATGCCGTCGCCGGCGCCTCCCGCTACTATATTTATCGGCGGTTCAATGGCCTCTATGGCTATGTCGGCGCGTCCGAGACGACCAGCTTTACCGACGAGAACATCACACCCGATATCGCGGATGGGCCGCAGGAGGGCAACAACCCCTTCGACGCCGCCGGCAAATATCCGCGCGCCGTCACCTTCCATGAACAACGCCTTGCCTTCGCCGGCACGTTGGACGAACCCTCGGCCGTCTATCTCGGCCAGTCGGGCAACTACGAGAACTTTGGCGCGGCGTCCCCGGCGAAGGACAGCGATGCCATCACATTTCGCGTTCGCTCCAGGGAGAAGAACGAAATCCGCTCCATGGTCTCCACGCGAGGCCTCAGCCTGTTCTCTTCGGCGGCGGAATGGATCGTCTCCGGCGGCAGCGAAGACTTCCTGAATCAGAACCCCAAGATTCAGGCACAATCGTATCGTGGCGCGTCCTACCTACAGCCCATCGTCGTGGGCAACGTGATCCTGTTCCCGCAGGCACGCGGCGGCGTGGTGCGGGATTTCTCATACCAGTTCGCGGAAGACGGTTTCACCGGCTCGGACCTGACGATCATGGCCCGCCACCTGTTCGAAGGCCGCAGGATCGTCTCCTGGGCTTATGCTCAGTCACCGCATTCCGTTGTGTGGGCTGTCATGAATGACGGCGGGCTGCTCAGCCTGACATACATGCGGGAGCACGAGGTCTGGGCCTGGACACACCATGAGACGGACGGGCTTGTTGAAGATGTCATGGCGGTCCCGGAGTCCGGCGAGGACGCGGTCTACCTGATCGTCAAGCGTGTCATCAAGGGACAGGACAAGCGCTATATCGAACGTTTGCACAGCCGGGCTTTCGAGGTTGCCGAAGATGCATTCTTCGTGGATTGCGGCCTCTCTTATGAAGGGGCGCCGACCGGTGTCGTTAGGGGGCTGCATCATCTAGAGGGCAAAAGTGTCGTCGCCTTGTCCAATGGCGATGTCGTGCGCGGGCTGACCGTGACGAACGGCGCGGTGACGCTCCCGAACCCGACGACGAAGCTGCATGTCGGCCTACCCTATTCTGCGCTTATCAAAACCCTCGATCTGGATCTCGGGGCTGTGCGCGGTATCGGCAGCGTTCAGGGAAGGCCCAAGACGATTGCCGCGATGACCCTGCGCATCAAAGACTCGCGCGGGTTGTTTGTCGGGCCTTCGGAAACGAAGATGACAGAGTACAAGCAGCGGTCGACGGAGGCTTGGAACGAGGCGATCCGGCTTTACACAGGCGATATCGAGATCACTGTGACTCCCGACTGGACCAAAGGCGGCACGATGGTGGTTCGCCAGGACGATCCGCTGCCGATGACTATCCTCGGTATCATGCCGGATATTCTGGTCGGCGCATGAGGTTCCATGTCGTCCATGCCCATGAAGGCCATGTAAACGATGTTGCCGGCCGGATGCGGGAAGCAGACCGGCGGGAGGTGTTCGCGGCTCGCGGCGTCGGGCCGGCAGAGGCGCTTTCGTTCTCGCTCCAGCGGTCGACCGAAGCCTATGCCGTCGAGTTCGACGGACGGGCGGAGATCATGTTCGGCGTCGGGCCGATCAGTCTTTTGGCCGGCGTCGGAGCGCCGTGGCTGCTCGGCTCCGATGTCATCGACCGGGAATTCCGGCACTTCCTGCGCGCCTCGAAATGGTGGCGTGACCGCATGCTGTCGAAGTATCCGACGCTGCGCAACGTGGTCGACGACCGCAACGATGTCTCGAAACGCTGGCTTTTGTGGCTCGGCTTCGTTCTGTCTGATCCGTTCCCTCTCGGGGCTGGCCGGACGCCTTTCCGCATGTTCGAAATGAGGGCGGCAGATGTGTGACCTCGGCATTGCGCTGACGATCGGATCGACGCTGCTGAGCGCTGGCGGTGCGATCCAGCAAGGACAGGCCGCCAACCGGGCCGCGCAATACAACGCGCAGGTCCAGGACATGAACGCCAAGCTCGCCGAGCGAAATGCGCGGGATGCGATCGAGCGCGGCCAATTGGATGAGCAACGCAAAAGGCAGGAAAACGCAGCAGTCATCGGCAGGCAGCGTGCGGCCATGGCGGCGAACGGTGTCGATATCGGGTTCGGCTCGGCGCTGAATACGCTGGTCGACAGCGCCATGATCGGCGAAATCGACGCGCTGACCATCCGGTCGAACGCCGCACGCGAGGCCTATGCGTTCGATGTCGACGCGACCAATCGCAGGGCCGATGCCAAGCTGTCGCGCGCCCAAGGGCGGGCCGCTGTCACCGGTTCCTTGCTGGAGGCCGGCGGAACGCTGCTGACCGGCGCCGGCAAGGCGTACTACCAGAATAAATCTCCGTTGTTGGCGGACCGCTAAGCATGGCCACCGTTCCTACACTCCAGCCAACCGAGCGCCTTCGCCCGCTTGTCCAGCAGGGCATGACGACACGCGCCGATGCACGGGATTTTGGCTCCGACATCGGCCGGGGAATGCAGGGGCTCGCGGCGGGCGTCGATCGCATGGGCGATGCCGTGATGCGTGTCCGCGCGCTCGAAGCGGAAGCGCAGACCAAGGACCGTGACGTTGCGCTGTCCAACAGCTTGCGCGACCTCCAATACAACCCGGACAGCGGCTTTCTGCTCAAAGAGGGAAAGACGGCCGTCGACGGCTGGGCGGACTATCAGAAGGGCGTCGACGAGGCGATCCTTAAGAATGGCGAAGGCCTCACCGGAGAGGCCGCGCGGATGTATCGCCAGTCGGCCGAAGCGCGGAAGCAATCGGCGCTCCAGGGCGGCATCGTCCACACGGCGCAGGCGAAGAAGTCCTGGTTCAAAACCTCCAGCGAAAGCCGGATGGAATCGTTCCAGCAGGATGCCTTTGCCTCCTATGGCGATCCGAAGATGGTCGACAAGAACATTGCGGCCGGTCTGGCCGAGTTGCAGACCCGCGCCGAGCTTGAAGGTTGGGACGCCGACACGTTGAAGGTCGGGCGCGAGAACTACGTCTCGACCATCCGCAAGGGCGTGATTGCCCGCATGGTTGAACAGGACCCGATCGCCGCTGAAAAATACTACTTGGCGAACAAGAGCCAGATCACCGGTTCGGATCAGTTCGCCGTCGAGACGGCCATGCGCGACGAGCTGGTCAACGAAAAATCGAAGCGGGAGGCAAGCCGCATCCTGAGCGGTGCCGCCAAGGTTGCGCCCGGAGTCCAGGGTGTTGCAGGCCCGCGTGTCGTCGCGGGTGGCGATCTGACGCTTGGCCTCCTGCGGCAGAAGGAGGGCTTCCGGTCCACCCCCTATTGGGATGTGAACGCCTGGCGCACCGGGTACGGCTCGGACACGTTCACCCGTGCAGACGGATCGGTCGGCAAGGTGACGACGGGAACGACGGTGTCTCGCGCGGATGCCGAGCGCGACCTTCAGCGCCGCGTCGCTGAGTTCCAGCGGGGCATAGCCGAAGATGTCGGCGGCGAGCGCTGGCGGTCCCTCCCGCCCCATGCGCAGGCCGCACTGACCTCCGTGGCGTACAATTACGGGCGTCTTCCCGGCGATGTCGCGAGCGCCGTGCGCAGCGGCGACACGGAGGCCATCGCGCAGGCCATCGCCGGTCGCGCGACAGACAATGGCGGCGTGAACCGGAACCGCCGCAACAACGAGGCCGCCATCGTTCGCGGCCAGGGCGCTCCGGTCGCGGGCGGCA